AACTCAAACACCAAACTATGAAGAAGTTGCTTAACAGGGAGTAAAAAACATAATATAATCAAAACGAGGAAAGACCATGGCAAGTACATATGTAAACGATTTAAGATTAAACGAGTTAGCTACTGGAGACGCTAGTGGTACGTGGGGTACGATTACCAACACTAACCTAGAGTTAATTGCAGAAGCATTTAGTTATGGTACAGAAGCCATAACCACTAATGCAGACACACATACTACAACTGTAGCTGATGGTGCTACTGATCCAGGAAGATCAATGTACCTTAAATACACAGGTACTTTAGATTCTGCTTGTACTATTACTATCGGTCCAAACACTATTTCTAAACTTTGGTTTATAGAAAATGGCACAAGTGGTTCTCAAAATATAATCATTTCTCAAGGAAGTGGAGCTAGTGTAACTATACCTCCAGGAGACACTAAAGTCATTTATTCTGACGGTGCTGGTTCTGGTGCAGCCATGGTGGATGCTTTTGCTAGTCTTTCAGTTGTTGATTTAAAAGTACAAGATGATTTAACAGTTACCGATGACGTTTCTGTTGGAGGAGATTTAACAGTTACAGGTACATCTGTATTTACTAATTTAGATATTTCAGGTGATGTAGATGTAGACGGCACATTAGAAGCTGATGCTATGACTTTAGACGGCACATCTATTACAACCACAGCCACTTTAAGCACTGGTATTTCTAATAACAATGTGCCTAAATTTACAAGTGGCGTAGTTGATGACGATTTCTTAAGAGTTAATGGTACAGCCATAGAAGGTAGGTCAGCGAGTGAAGTCCTATCAGATATAGGTGCTTCTGCTGCTGCAGGTAGTTCAAGTATTGTTACTACAGGTGCATTAGATTCAGGATCAATTACGAGCGGTTTTGGAACAATCGATACTGGTTCTAGTACGATTACAACTACTGGTGCTATTACTGGTGGGTCATTAGTTGCAGACAACATAACTATAGATAGCACAGAAATAGATTTATCTAGCGGTGACTTAACAATAGATGTTGCAGGAGATATTATTCTTGATGCAGATGGTGGTAATGTTACATTTAGTGATGGTGGCACTGCTATTGGAGATTTTGTAAATTCATCATCTGATTTTGTTATAGAGTCTAAAGTACAAGATAAAGACATTATTTTCAAAGGTAACGATGGTGGCTCAGAAATTACTGCTCTTACGCTTGATATGTCAGCAGCAGGTCGTGTTGGAATAGGGAATACAAGTCCAAGCATGAAAGTCGATATAAAAGCGGATAATGGTGATCAACTTAGGTTAGACAATGATGGCGATAGATTTACACAACTTACTATAGCTAATAATGGCACTACCAAAGCAAATTTTAACTTTGACAACACTGATTCTTTAGCTGAAATTTTTGCTGTCAGTGGTGCTGGTCTAAAACTTTCAGCTGGTGGTAGTGAGAGAGTCAGGATTACTTCTGGTGGTGATTTTTTAATTAACAAAACAGCAGCAGCAGTGAGTTCAGAGGGTTTTGAATTTGAAAGTAATGCAGCTAGAATTACAAAAAGTGGTGGAACACCTTTATTATTGAACAGATTGTCAAGTGACGGGGTTTTACTTGATTTAAGAAAAAACTCAAGTCAAGTTGGAACTATTAGCACAAATGCTAATTCCTTACCTTCAGATAAAAATTTCAAGAGAGATATTAGTGATTTAGATTTAGGTTTGAACTTAATCGCTAAATTAAAACCAAGTCAATACAATTATAAAATTGACGATGAGGGCTCTCCTAAAATGTTTGGTTTAATAGCACAAGACTTAGAAAAATCTTTAAGTGAAGTAGGTATAGAAAAAAATAGCACTTGGCTTTTACAACACGATCCTAAAGATGATGAAAACCAATCAGATTATAGTTTAGATTATTTAAAACTAACACCTGTACTAATAAAAGCAGTTCAAGAACAACAAGCACAGATTGAAGCTTTACAAACTGAAATAAACACACTCAAAGGAAAATAAAAATGGCAATATCATACGCATGGGATGTTTCAACTTGTGATACCTACCCCACAAAAAGCGGAAAATCAAACGTAGTACATAATGTGCATTGGCGACTGACAGCTACCGATGACACTAATAAAGACTCTGAAGATAATTTTCAAACAGCAACAGTGTACGGCAGTCAAACTTTAGATACTTCTGACCTGTCATCTTTTATTAATTGGTCTAGTTTAAAAACAAGCGATGTTCAGGGCTGGGTTGAAACTGCATTAGGTAGCGATAAAGTTACTGAAATGAAAGCTTCTTTAGATGCTGAAATAGCAGAAAAAGTTACACCAACATCTGTAACAAAAACTTTAACGTAATACCGATATAATACGATGAGCTATGCCTTTGCAGAAATTAATATTTAGACCAGGAATTAATAAAGAAGCTACTGCTTATGCTAACGAAGGTGGTTGGTTTGATAGTAATTTAGTTCGTTTTAAAAAAGGATTACCCGAAAAAATAGGTGGTTGGACTAAAGCTACTTCTTCTACTTACTTAGGCACAGGTAGAGGGTTACATGCTTGGGTTGCGATAGATGGAACTAAATATCTTGGGTTAGGCACAACGGTAAAATATTACATATTAGACGGCACCGATTTTAACGACATCACCCCTATTAGAAAAACCAGTACTGATTCAATAACTTTTGCAGCGACTAATGGCTCTAGCACTTTAACAGTTACTGATTCCTCACACGGTGCTGTTCAAGGAGATTTTGTAACTTTATCAGGAGCAGTAAGTTTAGGCGGTAATATAAACTCTAATGTTCTAAATCAAGAATATGAAGTAGAAACAGTACCTACCGCTAATACGTATACTATAACCGCTAAAAATACTTCTGGAGTTACTGTTACCGCTAATAGTAGTGATACAGGAAACGGAGGTTCAGGAGTTGACGGAGTTTACCAAATAAACGTAGGTTTAGATGTTTATGTACCCGCTACTGGTTGGGGAGCAGACGCTTGGGGATCAGGCAGTTGGGGAAGTTCTTCTTCGTTGGGGGGTAATAATCAATTACGTTTATGGACACATGATAATTTTGGTGAAGATTTATTAATAAATGTTAGAGGAGGTAGTGTTTATTATTGGGATAAAACTAATGGCACTAACAATAGAGCGGTAGCTTTAACTGATTTAGCAGGAGCTAACTTAGCCCCCACACTTGCATTACAAACAATGGTTTCAGATGTAGATAGACACGTAATTTGTTTTGGAGCAGACCCGTTAAATGCTTCAGGCACGGCTAGAACAGGAGCAATAGACCCTCTATTTATAGCGTTTAGTGATCAAGAGAATGTTGCTGAGTGGGAGCCAAAAACAACAAATACTGCAGGTTCTTTAAGACTTTCTTCTGGTTCTCAAATAGTAGGAGCTATTAGAACTAGACAAGAAATATTAATTTGGACAGACACTGCATTATTTTCTATGTCTTTTATAGGACAACCATTTACTTTTGGTGTTAATTTAATAAACGAAGGAGTGGGGTCTATAGGTCCTAACGCCATGATAAACACGTCTAAAGGAGTGTTTTGGATGGATAAAAAAGGTTTTTATAATTATGCAGGTTCTGTAGTAAAACTACCGTGTTCTGTAGAAGAACATGTTTTTGGTAATATAAACGAAACACAAAGTTACCAAACCTTCGGTTTTTTAAATAAAGAATTTAGTGAAGTAGGTTGGTTTTATTGCTCGGCAGGTTCTAATACTATAGACAAATACGTTACTTATAATTATGAAGAAAATGTTTGGATGATAGGAGAACTTTCTAGAACAGCTTGGTTAGATGAAGGTATTTTTGCTAACCCTAAAGCAACTTCTTCTAATTATTTATTTGATCATGAATTAGGTAATGATGATGATGGAAATGCTATGACTAATGTTTTTATAGAGTCTAGTGATTTCGATTTAGGTGAAGGAGATGAGTTTCAGTTTGTTAGTAGAATAATACCTGATGTAACTTTTAATGGCACAGGAAGCACAGGTGCTTCTGGACAAAAAGTAAATTTAGTTTTAAAGAAAAGAAATTTTCCTGGAGAAGATTTAAGCGTAGGAGCTACTGGTTCTTGTACCTCAGTAACAACTAAAATAGATACTAGAGTTAGAGGTAGACAAGCAGTATTAAGAATTCAATCTGATGATACAGACACTACTGTAACAGGACTAGGGTTTAAAGTAGGGGCAACACGTATAGAAACACAACCTGACGGTAAAAGATAATGGCTAAAATATTAGAAACTAAATTACCTTTTGCTCAAAATGAACTGTCTCCTGAGATATTTAATAGATTAGTAAGAATCTTAGAACTTAGCTTAAATAAAGTAGATGTTGGTTCGACTAATAACTTTACAGAAGAACAAAGAAATTCTACAAGTTTTAGAACAGGAGATTTAATTTGGAATTTATCAACAAACCAAATACAACTTTGGACAGGAGAACAATGGGTTGATATTTATACAGGTACAGAAAAAGGTACACAAGGTACAACAGCACTTGGCAAAGTTACGGTTTCTTTAGCAGGAGCTACCACTATACCTATTCAGTAATTATGAACATAGAAAAACTTAGAGAAGAATTAAAAGTCGATGAGGGTTGTATAAACGAAATTTATTTAGATCATCTTGGTTACCATACTTTTGGAATAGGACACTTAATAACAGATAAAGACAAAGAATGGGGAGAACCTGTTGGTACACCCATATCTACTAAAAGAATTAACGAGTGTTTTAAAAACGATATAGAAATAGTTTTTAAAGAGTTAGATAGGAGTTTATCTTGGTGGCGAGAGTTACCAGATGATATACAATTAGTGTTAGCTAATATGTGTTTCAATTTAGGTATTACGCGATTAAAAAAGTTTAAAAAATTTTTAACAGCGTTATCTGAAAGAAACTGGGAACTTGCTGCTACGGAAATGATGGATAGTCGTTGGGCTACACAAGTCAAACAAAGAGCAGTAAGATTACAAAAACGTGTATTAAAAGGAGGTTAATTATGCCAATGCACAAACGTAAATCTAAAGGTGGTTCTTTAAGGAAAATGTCTAAGGGCGGTTCTTTAAGGAAAATGTCTAAAGGTGGTTCTTTAAGGAAAATGTCTAAGGGCGGTTCTTTAAGAAAAAAATCTAAAAAACGTAAAATTCTTAAAAAGAAAAAGAAATAAGCTATGCCTTATTTAATAAGTAACATCCCGCATTTTAAATGTTGGGTTAGACGAGAGTTTACTAAAAACCATGAAGAATACCAAGATGAGTATATTCATGCACTAGCAATAGCAGTTACTACTATTCCTGATAGATCATTAAGTTTTCAAGTAGTTTTTACTGGAGAAGAAGCTAATTGTGACGATAATGACGAAGGTAATATCCACGGCGGTGCTATGTGGGCTAGAATGCCAATACAAGCATTAGTTGCCGATATTCCTAGTCAGGATTTCCCAGAACCAATGGAAGATCATTTAGCTCAACCTTGGGATTGTGAATCAAGAAACCATTCTATAGTGATTATGGATAGAGTCAGTTCTAGTCCTTGGCTTTGTAAAATAGACGGCGAGTTTTATACTGGTCGTTATATGTTTACCGTAGACTATACTGATAGCGATATTGCTGATGACCCTGCTCAACATAAACAATCTCATGTGTTATATATAACTGAAGATTGTAAGTGGAAAGGCAACTTTGTTGCTTTGCCTAACAACAGAGTTAGAGCAACAAGTCCTGCTTTATGGGTAACAGGTGATGGAGCACCTGACTTTAAACCCTCTCAGTGGGTACACTCTGCTGAAGGTCATGAAAGTTATTTAGACCCTGCAATTACATTTAATAATTTATACGAAGATTAAAATGCCACATTACACTAAAGATTTAAATGAGATTGTAAAAGCGTTGAAAAAAGCTAGTAAGTTACACGCAGAACAAGCTAAAAAACTAGAAAAAATCAATAAAGATCAAAAAACTAGATATGGTTCAGCAAAAAAAGTAACTAAAAGAAAACCAATTAAAAAGAGGAAATAAACTATGCCCGCAAAAAAGAAAAAGAAAACAACTAAAAAGAAAAAAGGAGCTACGCCAACTAATCCTGCATTATATGCAAGAGTAAAAGCGGAAGCTAAACGTAAATTTAAAGTTTATCCAAGTGCTTATGCTAATGGTTGGTTAGTACGTACGTATAAGAAACGTGGTGGTGGCTATAAATAATGCCTAAGAAAAAACGCGACCCTAAAAAAGGCACAGGTAAAAAACCAAAAGGGTCTGGTAGAAGGTTATATACAGATGAAAATCCTAAAGACACTGTTAAAATTAAGTTTGCAACACCTGCTGATGCTAGAGCAACAGTTGCTAAAGTTAAAAAGGTTAAAAAACCTTTTGCTAGAAAAATACAAATACTTACCGTTGGTGAACAAAGAGCTAAAGTCATGGGTAAAACACAAGTAGTTAGTATTTTTAAACGCGGAAAAGAAGCTATTAGGAAAGCGAGGAAAAAAAGTGGCAAAACCTAAAGGTGGATTAACAGAGTGGTTTGGTAAAGGACCTAAAGGTGATTGGGTTGATATAGGTGCTCCTAAGAAAAAAGGTAAGTTTCAAAAATGTGGGCGTAAATCTGCTAAAGGTAAATCTAAAAGAAAATACCCTAAATGTGTTCCCAGAGCTAAAGCTAGAAGCATGACTGCAGCACAACGTAAAAGTGCAGTACGTAGAAAAAGAGCAGCAGGTAATCCAGGAGGCAAACCAACTAATGTAAGAACGTTTGCTAAAAAGAAAACCACAAGAAGGAGAAAAAGACGTGCCTAGAAAACAGGCGAAAATGCCTAAACGTAATAAAAAGAATTTTAGACCTACTAAAAAAGGTGCGGGTATGACTGCTGCAGGGGTAAAAGCGTATAGACGTATGAATCCTGGAAGTAAATTAAAAACCGCTGTTACTGGTAAAGTCAAAAAAGGTAGTAAAGCAGCTAAGAGACGTAAATCGTTTTGTGCTAGATCAGCAGGACAAATGAAAAAGTTTCCTAAAGCCGCAAAAAATCCTAATTCTAGGTTGAGACAAGCAAGAAGAAGATGGAAGTGTTAAATGCCAAAACATAGTAAAAAAGGTAAAAGTAAACGTCCAGGATTGTGGGCAAATATTCATGCAAAACGTAGACGTATAAAAGCGGGTAGTGGTGAACGTATGCGTAAACCAGGAAGTAAAGGTGCACCAAGTAAAAAGAACTTTAGACAAGCAAGAACTACTACTAAAAAGCGAGGCAGGAATGTATGAATATAGCTGTACAGTAGAACGTGTTGTTGATGGTGATACTATAGACGTTATTTTAGATTTAGGTTTTGATGTTTCTTTTAAAACTAGAGTTAGATTATATGCTATTGATACTCCAGAGTCTAGAACCAGAAATAAAGACGAAAAAGTTAGAGGTAAATTAGCTGCAGCGTATTTACAAAACGCTATAAATACTGCAGAACAAGTAATTATTAGAACAGAATTAAAAGACTCCCGCGGTAAATACGGTAGAGTATTAGGCACCGTAGTTTGTGATGGCGTAGATATAAATAAAGCTATGGTTGATGGTTATTATGCAGTAGCATATTATGGACAAAATAAACAAGAGGTAGAAGAAACCCATTTACTTAATAGAGCTAAACTTATCGAGTTAGGTTTATTTACACCAGTAGAGGATACATCATGGAAGAAAAGATAATAACTGATAACGCTATAGTTGAAAGAGAACCCCCAATAAAAAAGAAATTAGAATTAGATATAGATGTTACGCCTAATAATAAAGGAGAAAACCCTTATATAAACTGGGTACATTTAGCTAAAACTATAGACGCATGGCGTATTTTTCCTAGAATTTTTGTAAGTGTTTATATCGTACTCCTTTACAAAGTTGTTATTTGGTTTATGGAATTACCAGAACCTAACCTAGAACAATCAGCATTAGTATCAATCGTAGTAGGAGCCATGGCAGCAGTTTTTGGTATTTACGCAGGTACTTCAGGACAAAGTAAAAACTTTAAAGGCGGTGATTAATGTCTTTAAAAATATTCCTTACAGAATTTAGGTTTAGAGGAACTATTCACGAAGGTCCTAATATCGTTGCTGAATCTTTTGAAGAAGCTGAAGAACAAGCAGAAGAATATGGAGTAATTGTAGTAGGTATGTTAGATGAAACGATAGCTGTTGAAGATATAGAACGATGCAAACCTATTTTACATTAATAGCTGAAGTTGGCTTTCCTATAGCCATGTCTTTATTAGGCGGGTTTTTTATTTTTCTTACCGTAAAATATATTTTAGAAAGCGTCGTAGGTCAGGTAGACGGTATTCATAATATTGTTACGGCTTTAGATAATAGAGTAAAAACTATGAATCACGATATGATTCGTGTTGATGCTACTATGTGTTCGGTGTTAGGTATTCGACCTGACCTAGAACGTATTGCAAGAGCCGATGGTAAAAACGACGCTCGTAGAGATTAATGGAAAATATTGCAGTAATTATTAGTGAATATGGTTTTCCCATTGTAGCTACCGTCGGGCTGCTGTATATTCTTTATTATATTTGGAACTTTATTACAAAAAATATAAAAGCTAAACTTGCGGACGCTAACGTTACGTTAATAGCTTTAATCGATAGAGTACGTATGTTGGACAATGATTTAATAAGATTACAACAAAAACTAGATACTGTGATTGAGTTAAGAGAATTAAAAGATGAGGAAACGAAAGAAAACAAAGAACGAAATAGCGATTGAAAATATTTTCGCGTACACGGGTATTGTTTTTATAGTTTTTGCTATAGTTTATTCATCTGTTACCCAAGCAGACGAAATGAAGTTTACTTTTAAAAGCCCTAGTTTTTCAGGAGTAGGAACTTCAGCACATTATTTAACAATAGAAAATCAAGAAAAAACAAGAAAACAAAGTATTTCAGATGCTTTAAAAGCTGCCGCAGATGAAGCAGAAAGAGATAAAAATAACAGCACGTTAGCCCGTTTTATTAGAAATTTAGAATCTAGAGTTTATGCTAAGCTATCACAACAATTAGTAGATAATTTATTCGGAGAGACTGCTTCTAACGCAGGTACTATTGAATTAGAGGGAAACAGGATAGACTATGTTGCTGATGATACTACGATTACACTTACTATCACTGATGCTGACGGCAACGAAACGATCATTACTTTTCCTCTTGATAGTTTTACTTTCTAGTTGTGCTTTATTAAAAACAGAACAAGCGATAGAAAATTTAGAACCTTCAAGATATGCAGAGGTTTCTGAAGTCATTAATGAAAACTTAAGTAATTTAGGAATTCCAAATATAAAACCCGTGGTAGCGGTATATCCTACCGCGTTTACTGATCAAACAGGACAACGTAGAAGTAATAGTACTTATGCTTCTTTTAGCACCGCAGTTACTCAAGCCCCTTACGCATTATTAATAAAAGCATTAAAAGACACTAGCAAAGGTAATTTTTTCGAAGTAGTAGAACGCGTTGGTTTAGATAACTTAACTAAAGAACGACAATTAATTCGTAGTACACGAAAAGACTTTGATGAAGAACAAAAATTAAAACCTTTATTATTTGCAGGTATTTTAATGGAAGGTGCGGTAGTTGGTTATGAAACTAATACTCGTTCAGGTGGTTCGGGAGGTAGAATATTAGGTATTGGGGTAAGTAAAGAATACCGACAAGATACAGTTACAATAAGTTTACGCACGGTTTCTGTGCTTACGGGGCGTATTTTAACAGAAGTTACTGTTACTAAAACTATTTTAAGCGTAGGTATTAATCAAGATGTTTTCCGTTTCGTAAAAGATAATACTAGGTTAATAGAGATAGAAAACGGTAACGTAGAGAACGAAGGAGTAACTATAGCCCTACAAGCAGCCATAGAAACAGCAGTTTACAAAACCATCATGGAAGGAATACAATACGAATATTGGAGCTTAAAACAATGAAAAAACAATTATTTTTGTTAATAGTTTTATCTAATTTTTTATGGTCTGCGGATAACGAAATATCTATTGATCAATCAGGAGCAACCCTAAACGCAGATATAGAACAGCTAGGTTCAGGTAACTTAATTGGAGGGGTTTTATCTACTTCAGGGAGCATGACGCCACTAGATTTAGACGGAACTAACATGACCTTAGATATCAATCAGATAGGTTCTAGTAATTTATTTAAAGGAGATATTAACGCTGATAATTATATTGGGTTTTTTGAATTTTCTGGTTCTAGTAATATTTTCGATATTCAAACAGACCCTACTAACACTTATTCGACTGACGGCTCTAACGTAAATATTTCAGTAACAGGAACAGCTAACGATATGTCTTTAGACCAAGGCACCGCAGCATTAGCTACTACGTTAGATTTAGATTGGATCATCAACGGTTCAAACAATACTATTGATTCCGATATCGATGTAGACTTGGCTACTAACTATATGAACGTTGATGGTTCTGATAACACCATTAACTATAACGGTGATGGTTTTCAAGGAGGCTTTTTTCATTTAAACCACACAGGAGGTTCTAGAACTATAAATGTTACACAGGCGTCAACACTCGATAACGACTGGTTACGTGTCATTTCTAATGGTTCTAATGGTACTTTCTGTATTATCCAAAACGATCAAGGCACAGCAACCAGTTGCCCTTAACATCGGCTCTGTAGAAGAAGTCTCAGGTTACGGACAAATAAGCCGTGATAAAGATTATAAAGCAGTAATTGATTTTAATTTACAATCTAACGATGAGGCTAAAACTGAACAAGGTAGATTAGGTTTACGTTTTGCTGACGATAGTAAAGTTAAACTAACAGAACATTCTACTTTAATTATTGACGAATACATTTACGACCCTAACCCAACAAAAAGTAAGTTAGCGTTATCTTTTGCTAAAGGCACGGCTCGTTTTGTAACTGCTAAATTTAGTAGTATTCCAAAAGAAAATATGACTATTCGTACGGACTCAGCTACGGTAGCGATTAGAGGAACAGATTTTACTATTACAGTAGAACCCGACACGGGTGAAAGTTTATTTATTTTATTACCTGATGAATTTGGTAACCCTTCTGGAGAAATAGTAGTTAGTACGGCTATGGGTGAGGTAATTTTAAACCAAGCATATCAAGCCACAACGACAACTACCTTAGAAGCAACGCCGAGTCCTCCTGTATTATTAGATTTGTCATTAGATTTTATTGATAATATGTTAATTGTTACACCGCCTAAAAAAGTAATAAAAACAGAAGAAGAAGAAACACAAGAAATAAAAGACCCTATTTTAGATTTTAATGAATTAGATTTTGATTATTTAGCAGAAGAAAACTTAAAAGAAGAAGAACAGTTAGATTTTACTGAATTAGATTACGATGCGTTAAATGTAAATTTTTTAGAAGATTTATTAAATATTTTAAATGAACTAGACAGTTTAACAGACGAAGATCAGCTTGATCAATCAGCTATTTCTTCTACTATTCGAGGCACTAACATTGGTCAAGACACTAAAACTCAGATAACCACAGTAGTTTCTGGAGCACAAATAAGTTTAAATAGAACTGTAGGACAAGGTGCGGTATTAAATATAGATAGCGACAATAGCTACACTGTAATTTTAGAACAAGACGGCGTGATGAATGAAATTAAAGTAAACGGTGGTAGTGATTCTACAATAAATATTAGACAAGGTTCAGGGTGAAGTATTTAAAAATTATTGTAATAATAACGGTGTTAAGTTTACCGTTAATTTTTAGTTTAGCTCCGCAAGAAATATTAAAATTAAAAACTTTTGATACTTTTGTAAAGACTCCTGAACCTTCTGGTAATTTTGTTATCTTAAATATCACTGAAGAAGATGTTAATAATGAAGGTGGTTATCCTTTTCCTAGACAACGTTTAGCAGAATTACAAATAGAATTGTTAAACCGAGGAGCTTTAGGCGTTGGTTGGGTTATTGGCTTTCCACATAAAGACCGTTTTGGTGGCGACGGTAATTTTAAAATAGCTCTTAGTTATGCTCCTTCGGTATTAGCTTTATTCGAAAACGCTAATGGTAAATACCCAGATACGGTAGGCACCGTTATTATGGGTGAAGGCAACGGTGGTTATTTAGCTCAAGGCACGGTAAGAAATATACCTGAATTAGAAGCAAATGAAGGTATAGCTACGGCTCCCGTAGACGTAGATAACTTAGTTAGACGTATACCGCTTCTATATAAGACGCCTAACGGGTGGTTACCCGCTTTCGGTACCGAAGTACTAAAAGCCCTAACAGGGGCTAATACGTACGTTATTAAGACTAATACGAACGGTATAGAAGAAGTACGGGTAAAAGGTTTACCTGCCGTTAAAACGGACGGATTAGGACGTAAGTGGGTTAGTTGGGTAGATACTCCAGAAACTAATATGCAAGAGTTAGCCGTACAAAATAAATTTGTTTTTGTAGGAGTTACTGCTGAGGGCGTAATGCCACAGTTAGCTACCCCAGTTGGATTACTTGAACCACACAAGGTACAAGCAGCACTAGCAGAATCAATATTGGTAGAAAATAGTCCATTTATCCCCGACTACAGTTTAGCCGTTGAAGTTTTAATATTAGTTATATCCCTGCTTTTAGTTTGGGTTGTGTTGAGCAACTTAGGCGTTACTGCAGGGGTTCTTTGTTTTAGTGCTATTATGTCTAGCACCGCTATCGGAGGATATTATGCTATACAACAAGGATTATTAATAGATACAACGTGGACTTTAATTAGTGAATTTATAACAGGAACGATTGCTTTTTATTTACGTTTTCGTGAACAATATAAATTACGTTTAGAAATTAAAAAACAATTCGAACATTACTTAGACCCTAGACAAGTAAAACAGCTACAAAAGAATCCTGAGTTATTAAAATTAGGTGGTGAAAAAAGATACGCTACTTTTTTATTTACCGATGTACGAGGGTTTACCGCTTTATCAGAAGCTGTAACGCCAGAAAAAGTAACTTATATTATGAATAAAGCTCTTACCGCTCAACAAGCAGCAGTGCAAAAACACGGTGGTATGGTTGATAAATACATAGGCGACGCTATGATGGCTATATTTAATGCTCCTTTAGACGTATTACATCATGAACAAATAGCGGTAGATTGTGCTAAAGATATTTGGCAAAATATGGCTGACCTTAATATAGAACTCCAAGCGGAAGGACTTCCTGCAGTAGCCATAGGCATAGGAGTAAACACAGGAGAAGCAGTAATCGGTAATATGGGGTCTTCCTCACGATTTGATTATACCGCTATTGGTGACGCGGTAAACACTGCAGCTAGATTAGAATCAGGTACAAAAGACGCGGGGGTAGATATTTTAATAGGTGAAAATACGGAAAGTAAATGTGGTTATTATCTAAAACCATTAAAACCTATAAAAGTAAAAGGCAAAGAAAAACCTTTAAAAATATATACAGTATGAAGTATAATCGAATTGTCAGTACTGAACTGCAGCTTACGAGATGGGCTTTAACTCGCTAATACGTTAATAAACGCAGAGGAAATAATGTTAGGAAATATACTAGCTCAAATAGCTGTAGGAGTAGCAACAAATGTTGCTACTAATAAAATTTTAGGTGAACCTGAACAACCGACTTCTATTGGAGCAGGTACTGCACCTAGTTTATCTCCTGGACCTGACGCACAAATTACTCCCGTGGAAGGCAGTCAAGTAAAAGAATTTGGAGAATTTACTTATGATGATCCTGCTAAACCTGCAAGAGAGGAAGAAGAAATTTTAACCATGTTACAAGACGCAGGAATAAATCTTAGCGATTTAAGTAAACTTGGTATTGCAGGAATGGCTATTGGTGGAGCCCTAAATGCTGCTAATGGCGGTGAATTAAGTATTGAAGAACTTATAGCTAAATTTGAGAAAGAGGGTGGTTTGTTAGATTTAGACGCTAAAGAATTAGAAGAATTTAAAAAAATTTTATTAGCAGAAGGACCTGAAAAAACAGGTATTATGGATTTAATTCCTGATATAGATTTTAAACAAACTAAAGATGTAGATTTATACGATAGTACCAGTTCTATGCCTATGCAAATAGATGGTGATTTAATGAAGGAAACTGGTTTAGCTTCCTTAGACGCTACTTTAAATCCTACATTAAGAGAACGTTTCGATAGTTTTATGAGTCGTTTTTCACCTGAAACACAAGAATTATTTGCGGGTTCTATAAATCAAATAGGCACCGCATTAGGACAACGTTTAGCTAGTGAAATTTTAGGAGAGGACGAACCTACTCGTAGAGTTACTATACAATCAACAAATACATTACCTGCAGGTGGTTTAGGTACAAAACGAGATTATTTAAGAAATATACGACCGATAACTGGTACGGCTTTTGCAGGTAGTAGAGGTTTTAAAAACGGCGGAACGTTAGATAGACCTATGTTTAAACCTATGTTAGATGGTGGCGATATTGAAGGTCCAGGAGGTCCTAAAGATGATCTAATACCTGTTATGGCTAGTGACGGTGAATTTATGTTATCTAACGCTGCGGTAAAACATCTAGGTAAAGGCAATCATCAGAAAGGTATCGCTATGTTAGAAAAATTTAATAAACAAGGTAATAGAAAATATGGCTAGTAGAGAAGAACAAGAATATTCGACCCAAGCCCCCGCGGGTTATATAGGCGATTTTTTACAAAAAGATATTTTTCCTCTTGCTCAAGGGTTTTTACGACAACAGTTTGGACAATTAGGTGGCGATGACACTAGCCCATTTACCTATACAGGTCAACGGGTAGCTGATTTTGACCCTAGAGAAATTAGAGGTATGCAATTAGCCGATCAAGGTATTGGCAGTTATCAACCTTTTTTAAATCAACAAAGAAATTTATTATCCGAAGCGACAGGCACTATGCGTAGTGCTGCTGATATAGGTGGACGAAATATTTCTGCAGGATTAGCAGCAGGACGTGGGCTAACAGGAGAAGCAGCAGGATTTACTAGAGGAGCAGGTCCTGATTTTTCTGCTGCTCGTGGTGGTTTAGGTAGAGCAGAACTTAGTGGTTATGGCTCAACAGGAATATTCAACCCTAACCAACAAGTTAGTAATTTCTATAACCCTTTTGAAGAACAAGTAGTACAGCAAACATTAGATGATATTACTGAACGTTTTGGTAAAGCCGATATTGGTTTACGCGACCAAGCGATAGGAGCAGGAGCTTTTGGTGGTGCTCGTTCTAGATTAACTCAAGAAGAATTAGCTGAAGATGCGGCAAGAGGTGCCGCTCAACAAGTAGGAGCAATTCGTAGTCAAGGTTTTGAAGGAGCTAGAAATGCTGCTCAACAAGCGTTTGAAGCTCAGCAACGTAGACAATTAGGGTTAGCAGGTTTACAAGGACAATTAGCTGCTAGAGAAGGACAGTTAGGTAGTGCCGAAGCTCAAGCCGCGTTAAGACAGGGTCAACAATTAGGTAGACTTGGACAAGCTGAGTTTGGTATGGGCTTACAAGGCGGTGCTGGTTTAGCTAATTTAGGACAACGTTTAGGTCAAGGGTTAGGAGCATTAGGACAACAATATCAAGGATTAGCTACTACATTACCTGCTTTACAAGCACAAGATATAAGTCAACAAATGGCTCTTGGTGGACTAGGTAGAGGCAGAGAACAGTCTTTATTAGATTTAGCATATCAAAATTTTGTAGGTCAATACAATTTACCAATGCAAACATTACAAAATGTTGGAGCATTAACCGCTTCATTAGGACCGTTAGCAGGTGGTTATGGTTTTGCTGGAGGTTCACAACCAACGGTAGGAGCTTTTGCTCCTAATATAGGTGGTCTTCCTGGACAAAATACTCTTCCTGGAAGTATAGGTGCTCCTGCTGCAGGATTGCCTAGTTTAAATCCACCAATGATGATGCCCGCAGTAAATTATTCAACACTTCCTAATTTAGGTAACGCAGGGTACTTTTAATTATGACTAACGGTATAGCAGGTTTACGTCCTTTTCCAACGTTCGGTGGTGATACAGCAGGTGGTATTACACCTGTTACTTTAACTCCTACGGCTCCTAGATTTCCTAACGTTAGTGGTAGAACGTTTACTACCCCGCCGAGAGACGATATAAATCCGTTAGCATATCTTGCACCAGTAGGTTTAAGTTTTTTAGCTGATAAATTATTTTCTAGTAAAGCAGACCCCTTACCTGTTCCTGATGAAGACGCTAGTGATTTAGCGAAAGCAGAATACTTAGCTGAACAAATTTACGGTCCTAGAAGAACACAAACCACAGGTCAACGTATTGGAGATTTAGCTACGCAATATTTACCTGCGTTACTTACTGATAATGACCAAGAACTAGCAGCATTTATTAATACCGCTAGTTCTTTTGATAAAGCTAGAAGCGACCGTGCTAACCTTACTGAAACTGCTAGACAAAATTTTATCGCACAACAAATAAAAGATGAACCTGATCAACGAGTAACTTTAGTAGATCAAGAAAAAGCAAAATACGGTATCATGGATATTCGCCAAGGTAAATTCGATCCTAAAAAAGGTTATTCTGTATTAAATGACGATAGAACTGAATATATAAATGTTTTGGAATTACCAGATACAAATTTTGTAGACGTAAAAGTTTTAGAAGAAACTCTTGATTTTAATAAATTAGATAAAGTAGGTTTATCAAAATTTGATGAATTAGATTTAAAAATACAAGAACAAGATACTAATACTTTGAGATTTTTAGTCGCTGGTAATGCAGCATTAGATTTATTACAGGAGGGTATAGACGACCCTGCAATGAATCCAACTACTTTAGTAGCTAATTTAGGAAAAGCTGCTGATAGTATCTTATCAAATTTTGAACAAATTTATGTAACAACAGGAGGCGAAAAGTTATTCGCTACGCCCGTAGATGTTAGTCAAGGTATTGGAGGAAGTATAGGTCGACAAGGCACAGGACAAAATGCTTTAGCATTAATTGAAGCATTACGAAGCGGTAATCAAGCGGAAATAGATGCAGCGATAGAACAGTTTGATAAATCAGGAGCAATGGCAGCAACGGGTAAATTTAACACTATAAAAGAAGCGTTAGGAGATTTAGCGTTTGCTGAAGTTAGAACTAGAAGTTTATTATTACAATTAGCTTATAGTGCCGCAGCTACTGCAGGACAAACTGGTAGAACATTATCAGATAAAGATTTAGCGTTCTTTTTACAACAAATAGGTTTCGGAGCTACGCAAAACGCTGAAGTTTTATATAGTAATTTAGTAGAGTTTATAGAAACAACAATAGAACAAAATGATGCAGGATTAGCTTCAACTTTAGCAGTCGGTCGTTTACCAAGGTTTAAAACAGGAGATAAATACTCTGATAGAATGTTAAATCTTTTTGAATATTATTTTGAATTTACTGACGGTCAAGATACATCAACGTATAAACGTAAAAACTTTGCAGATCGTTTTGGAAAAGAAGACGTTTATCAAGAATTTATAAATCGACCAAGATATAGAGAATCTACTGGTTCGACAACAAAAAAAGATGAACCAGAAAATATTTTAGATTTTCAACTAAACGTAGAAGATATTTAGTATGACTTTTGAAGAAAGATTAAATTTAACTGCAACGGAAGTTGGTAATCGAGCGTTAGTAGTTAACCCTAATTTAACTTTTTCTTCTATTTTTTCTCCCGATGAATTAAAAATTGCAGCTTTAAAAGCTGATCCCGAACTACAAGCATTAGCTAGAACCCAACTAGGCGACGAAATAGTCGATAAACAATTAGCTGATTTTCAAATTATTAGAGATAGAAAAATACCTAAATATGATTTACCCCCTATCGACTATGATATACCTACTCGTCATCCTGCTTATACCGCACGATTAAATGAATATGAACAAGCACTAATAGATGGTCCTAGTTTAAGAAATTTAAATCCTTTTAACGTAAACCCTAGTTTAAGTCCAGGAGAGAATTTAGCTAGATTAAAACCTAATGAACCTTTCGGTCTTAGTGCTGCACAAGAAATAGCTAGTTATGGTATTGACCCTGCTAAAGAATTAGATTTTGACGGTATAACAAAATTTAAATCGCTTTTAGCTTTTGGAGCTCCTAGATCGCTTACTCCTGAAATGTTAAATCGTGCTAAAGAAAAAATGGGAGTTAGTACATTAGCTTTACAAGCAGATCCAGACCTAAGAGGAGAGTTTGCTGATAAACTTCCTGGAAAATTTAGTTATATCAACCCTAGTAAACCAGAATTAGGTTTACGTTATGATGAGGAGGGTAAAGCTCCTGTTATCTTAGACTCACCTTTAGTTGGTGCCAGAGATTTTTTAGAGTTTGGTTTACAAGAAGGTCCCGTTTTAGCTGCTGAAGTACTTATTGGAGCAAAAGGTTTAACTAGGTTAGATGATTTTTTGAAAAAAATTCCTAGTGCTAATACAGGTCCTGTTAAAAAAATATTAGAAAGTGTTACAGGTAATATAATATTAGCAGGGGGAGCGGCAGGTACGCAATTAATACAACGTATGATTGGGGCTAGTTATAACGCTCATGATATGGAATTTGCTGATATGTTAAACGAAGCAGGTTGGATTGGTTTATTAGCGTTTGCAGGAAACCAAACTATCGATACATTTTTAAACGGTGCACCTAAATTATATCGAGCAATAACAGGTAAAGACGTAGGTGCAGCAGAAATTAAAAAAATTAGAGAAGCGATAGAACAAGTACGAGCTAGTAAACAAGGTAAAAAAAGTCCAACTGTTGCAGGTAGACCAGAAGATATTACTTTATTAGATATTGACGAAGCTATTGAAGAATTAAGTTTAGAAATTGGTGAAAATTTACCTAAGTATAATCCGTCATTAGGTAAAGGTTCAAAAGTACAATTTATAAACGATATAGAACAATTATTAATAAGTAATTCTAGTAATCCAAAATATACAGAATTTTATAATGAAATGCTTCAGGGTAATGAAGAAACAATACAAAAATTTTTTTCAGGGTTATTTGATAATTTACAAAATAGCCGTACCGCTAACGAAATAGGTAAAGATTTAACGCAACGTTTTGAAGCTAACAAATTAGATTTTATTGAACAAGGTAACGATATTATAAACCGTTTAGCTCAGTCTTTAGATAATATAGAATTAGCAGGTGCCCCTAAAGGTGTTAATTTATTAAACGAAGTTTTTGACGAACAAGCCAGTAGTAAATTATACAATCGATTTACTACTGAAATTAATGCTGCTGCTAGAGAATATAAAGAACAATTAGCTAACAATGTAAATGAAGCTATTAATATACCAGAATTAGGCGGTACGATTTCTGCTAGAGAAATTAGAAAAGAAATGTCAGCTTTCGAAAATATTAATAAAAGTAAACTATTTACTGCTGGAGGCAAAAAAACTGAAAATACTTATTATGAACTTTTTTCTGAAGAAGCTAGAGACCGCTTAACTAGATATAACAATGGTGATATTACTTTACCTGAATTAAATCAATTAAGAATGGATTTAAATAGTTATAGGAACACGTTAAACCCACAAAAAGCGGTAGATCAACGAGTTTTTCAAGCGACTAAAAATTTACAAGACGCTATTGAAGGAGAGATTTATAACTTTATGAAAAGAAATATAGGAGTAAAACGAGCAGACGAAATACAAAATATTTTCCAAGCACAAAAAGTAGGCACCGAACTAGCTAATCAAGAGATTATTGTAAATTTAAGTAGACAACAACCAGAGTCTGTAGTTAATTATATTTTTTCTACTAATACAAAAAACGCAGACAGTAATAGTAGAGTAAAAAGTTTAGTAGAATTTTTTAAAAAGTCAGGTAATCAAGGACAATTAGCTAATTTACAAAAACTAACTTTAGATTATATTAGGACAAATTTTTTAGATTTAGCTGACGATACCGCAGGTAATTTAGCAGCAAATTACAAAACTTTTTTACAAACTAATAAAGGTACTTTACAAGAATTATTCGGTAAAGATATAGCTCAATTTAGTGGAGCGAATATACAAAAACAAGTTATACAACCTATAGAAAAATTAGAACGTGGTTTACGTTTAGCTGAACAAAGATTTGGTACGGGTGAACCTATAAATATTGTTACTAGAATTTTAGGAGCAGGACCTGATCAAAAAGCTAGTGGTGAACTTATTGATGATATTAAATTTATTGAAGATTTAGTTGCAGATAATGCTGAGTTAAAAAAAGAAATAGCTAACGCTACTAAATCCTATATAAACATACGTTTAACTGATGCTGATGGTTTATTAGATTTAAATAAACTAGATAGCTTACTTAATGATGGTTTTGGTCGCAAAGATATAATTGGTTTAGATTTATCTTTTGAAGGAGTTTTTGGACGATTATTAGGTGATGAAAGTCCTAAATTTATTAAAAATTTAAAAGTTTTACGAGATATGGCAACTAGACAGTCAGACCGTATGACTTCAGAAGTATTTAATAGAGCTGAATTAGCTGCACAATTAGGTGATCCACAGATAAACTTTTTAAAACGAATGATTATTCCACCGTTAACAAGAATAGGTAGACAAACTACGGCAATAGAACGTACCATAGGTCAAAGAAACCAAGCGTTTTTAGGTGAACTTTTAATGGACGAAAAATTATTTGATGCTTATGTATCAGCAATTACTAATAGAAAGAGAATTAATAATTTTATTAGAATAGCTAATACTCATCACTCAGTTGTGGTTAATGATATTGGTGATCAATTAAAATATTATGACCCTGTAGAAAAAAGAGATACTAGAGAGGTGTTACCTACAAGAGATACATTAAACATCCCAGAAGAAATAATAAAAGCATTCAATCAACTAACAAACTGATAATGACTAATTTTTATAAAAATTTATTCGATACCCTAGCGGTTACAGACCTTAGACGAGAAGCGAATATTGCTCGTACTACTGCTACTGATCAATATGAAACAGATATTGCTAATTACCTAGACCGTGAGGTTGGTGCTATAGAAAAAGGTATTGCAGGTTTATTAGATAACAAATTAGAATTTTCTAAAAATCTAGATAACAACGTAACAAGCACTTTTACTTATGATTTTGGTAATGACCAAGCTAATTTAGGCATAGAAAAAAGATTTGCTAATGGTGGACAAATTAACCGTAGAGGTATTATGCAGTTGCCGATGAGCGAACAAGGTGATAAAATGACAACACAAATGTTTCAAAACGGTTTTAGACCCAGGAGATAACAATGGCAGGTATAGAAGATTTAACTAATATGATGATGACAGGTACTAGAACTGATGTACCTCCTGTACAAGGACCTCCAGTAGCTGCTGGTGGACCTCCGCCTATGGCAGGACCTGTTTCTATGGGCGAACCTAGAATGGCTGCTAATGAACCACGTATGGACCCTATGGAAGGTGGTATGAGTATAGAAGGTGATGCAACAGCTTTAGCTCAAGCAGTAGTTAGTAGAACAGGTGGTGATATAGCTTCCGCTCGTGCAGTATTAGCTCAAGCTGATATGTTGTTGTCTCAAGCTGATGATCGTGAACCACGTATGGCAGCTGATGGTGGTGAGTTAAAAGCTGTTCCCGAAGATAATCCAGGATTAAGTAAACTTCCTGAAAAAGTACGAAACCGTATGGGCTATAAAAGTATGGGTGGACCGCTGTACGCGGCTGAGGGTAGAGCAATATCAGATAAGGATGCTGATACATTACGTCAGATAATAATGGATAATATTAAACCAGTTGAATCAGATAAGGATGCTGATACATTACGTCAGATAATAATGGATAATATTAAACCAGTTGAAGGTGGTAGAACTATTTCTGATACTGCAACTATATTAAAAAGTGCATATGATAGTGCAAAAAAATTAGGTCAAGCAGGTAGAACTTTATCTGATGAAGAAGTAGAGAAAGCTCTAGAAAGTATGCGAAACTATAGAAGAAACTAGCTGATCCAATCTTTCCATTTTTCATCACCTAAAACTTCTTGAGCAAGATTTAATTTATTACGTAACGCTTTTACAATCTTTTCGTCAACCGTACCTTTAGCAACTAAATCAATATACGTTACTTTATTTTCTTGTCCTATACGATGAGCACGATCTTCAGATTGTAAACGTTTTTCTAAATCATAATTATTACTGTAATAAATAACATTACTTGCAGCAGTCAAAGTAATACCATAACCGCCTGTTTGTACATTACTAATTAAATACTGTAGTTTAGAGTTAGGGTCTTGAAAACGATTAATTATTTGTTGACGTTCTTCATCTGGTGTTTCTCCGTAATAAGTAGCCACCGCTTCTGTTCCTACAAATTCTTGTAACGTTTTTAATATTCTTTTAATATCGTATTGATAGTTAGCCCAAATAATAGTTTTGCCTTGAGTTTCTGCTAATACATCAAGAAGTGCATCTAAACGATTATTTTTTATTTCTACTTCTTCCCCTTGATCGTGTTTAACGAAACCACAAACTACCTGATGTAATCTTAATATCTGGGTCAAAATAGAAGTAACGCTTACTAGTTCATTAGATTCTAATTCCGCTATCGCATAATCTTTTAATTCTTTATAAACTTTCTTTTGTTCAGGAGTTAGTTCTACTTCCCTACGTTGATAAACTTTAGCGGGTAAATCTAAACATTCTTTTTTCAAAACTCTGTAAGAAAACCCATTTACTTTAGTAGTTAGTTCTTCTAAATTTTGATAACCAATTACTTGTCTAAATGTCCTAGCCCCCATATTTCTATTAATAAGTTGAGCGTAACGGTTTTGAAAAGAATAAAAAGAGGTATATCCTAATAGTTGATCAGATAGAAAAGCACTTTGACTATATAAATCTAACGGTGATTGCGTAACAGGAAAGCCCGTTAAAATCCTACGGTATTTTGTATTTACGGCTAACTTTAAAAGATTTTTAGTTCGTTGGGCTTTAGGATTTTTTATCGTAGTAGATTCATCCACAGCAATTAAACAGTTATGACTTAAAATAAATTTTTCTACAAAAGTTACACCTTTTTTAGTACTAAACGCTTCAACGTTTACAATTAATATTTTTAAA